GACCTCGCTCCTTACCCGATTAAATGGGATGATAGAGAAATGTTTCATTATATGGGTGGAATGTTGAGAGGTCTAGGTAAAGCAATGGGTGTAAATATCCGTTGGGGCGGCGATTGGGATAGTGATGGAGATATACACGATAATAATTTTGACGACTTAGTCCATGTAGAGATAAAAGATTAATTATGGCAAAGAAAAAAGAATCAATTAAAACTTGGAAGACTGCAAAGACTTCTAAAAAATCTAATAAAATGGTTAAAGGATTATCTAGAGGTCTAATGCCTAATCTTGCAGATGTAATGTTAGATAATCGCACAATGAAAAGTGGTAAACAATTTATTGGTCAAAAAATAAAGACATCTAAAATGCAAAAAAGAAACAAAAGTGAATGTGTAAAAAGTGGAGGAGTTTGGGTTAAGGGAGCTTGTAAAGCAAAATCAAAATTTAAACCAGGTGCAAAAGTAAGAGACCAAATTTCAAAACGATAAATGGCAAGAACAACTAAAAAAACGAAAGCCCAAATAAATAAACAACTATGGGATAGGGCAAATAATTCTCATAGACAAAGATGGCAAACCCTTTCTCAAAAAGGGTATGATTTTTATCTTAACGAACAATTATCTAAAGAAGAAAAAGACCAATTAGAAGAATCTGGTATGCCAACATTTACTATAAATAGAGTAACTCCTATTGTAGAAATAATGAAATACTTTGTAACTGCGAATGACCCAAAATGGAAAGCGGTTGGAGCAACTGGAGATGATGTAGACACAGCTCAAGTACATTCAGATATTGCAGATTATTGTTGGTATCTATCTAATGGAAAATCTTTATATAGTCAAATTGCTTTAGATGCTCTTACAAAAGGAATTGGTTATTTTTTAGTAGATGTAGATAAAGATGCAGATAGAGGAATGGGTGAAGTTCGATTTAGTAGATTAGACCCTTACGATGTTTATGTAGACCCAGCAAGTAGAGATTTTTTATTTAGAGATGCTAATTTTATTCAAGTTCGTAAAAACATTGCAAGGTCTAGATTAATTAATATGTTACCAGAATTTGCAACTAAAATAAATAAAGTAACAAAAAGCACTGATGTTGTTTCCTATTCTCAAAGAGATACAGACTTAGGTGAATCTATACAACCTGAAGATATTACAATGGGTATTAGTTTAGAGGCTGAAGATGAAGATATTGTAGCATATTATGAAACTTACCATAAAAAGAAATTTGAATATTATAATGTTTATATAAAAATGGAATTATCTCCAGCTCAATTGGATAATATAAAAGCAAGCGTTGAAAAACAAATGCAAGATTTTAAACAAGAAGTTGAAGTTGGTTTAATTGAAAAGCAAATGCAAATACAACAATCAGTTGAATCTGGTGAGATTATTCCACAAAGAGCTCAGTTAGAAATTAAAAAATCTCAAGAAATGGCCGCTCAAGCAATTAAAGAAAAAGAAATGCAATTAATGTCTGAAGCTCAAGATGCAGCTACAGTTGTTACTCAACAAATAATGGAAGGTTCTAAATATAGGCTTCTTTTAAAAGATTTAGAAAATAAAAATAAAATTGTTGATGCTGTTAAATTTTATGAAAATAGAATTATTCAAACTTGTAGCGTTGGAGATGATGTATTTTTATATGAATATACATTGCCTATAAATGAATATCCTATTATACCTATTCCATATATGTACACTGGAACTCCATATCCAATGAGCGCAGTTACTCCATTAATAGGAAAACAACAAGAAATAAATAAAGCTCATCAAATAATGCTTCATAATGCAAATTTAGCTTCTAATCTTAGATGGATGTATGAAGAAGGTGCGGTTCCAGAAGATGAGTGGGAAAAATATTCTTCAGCTCCTGGTGCATTACTTAAATACAGGCAAGGGTTTGCAACTCCAACTCCTATTATGCCAGCTCCAATTAATAATGCTTTTTATTCTGTAGTCCAAGAAGGTAAAGCTGATGCAGAATATATTAGTGGTGTTCCTTCAGCTATGATGGGATTTGCTCAAGACCAAGCTGAAACATATCGTGGATTACTTGCAAATGATGAATTTGGGACAAGGAGATTAAAAGCATGGATGGGAAGTGTTGTGGAGCCTGCATTAGAACATTTAGGTAAATGTTTTCAAATAAGAGCTCAGAATCATTATTCAGTAGAAAAAGTATTTAGAATAGTGCAACCTGAAGCTGGTCAATCTCCACAAGAGCAAGAAAAAGAAGTTAAAATTAATATACAATTATATAATGATTATGGTGACGTAATTGGAAAATATAAAGATTATGCAAGTGCAAGATTTGATGTAAGAGTCGTAGCTGGAGCAACCATGCCAGTAAATAGATGGGCATTATTAGAAGAATATTTTAAATGGTTCCAAGCTGGATTAATAGATGATATAGCAATGTTATCTGAAACAGATATAAGAAATAAAAAACAAGTTATGGAAAGAAAATCTGTTTATTCACAATTACAAGGTCAAGTTTCTTCTATGGAAGAAGCAATAAAAGACAAAGATGGAACTATAGAAACTTTACAAAGACAATTAGTGCAAGCTGGCATTAAAATGAAAGTTGGAGAAGCTGGCAATGAAATACGAAAAGATGTTCTCGAAACTGAGTCTCAACAAAAACTTTTAAGAGGTTTAATGAGAGCTGAGTTTGATAAAATGCGAGACCAAATGAAAACAGATATGGAATCTACAAATAAAGATGTTGCAAAAAATGAGCAATAATATTTATTGAACAATAGATAAAATATTTGTTAACTTAACAAAACTCTAAAATAGGAGATAGTATGTCAGAACAAGTAGGTAACGCTGTAGAAGCCCCCGAAAGTACAAACGTACAAAATGCAGTTATGGACATGACATCTGATGGTTTTTTTGAAGCATTAGATAATCAAGTCAATGGCGGTATAATAGACGAACCTTCGCAACCAACCTCGGAACAAAGCGGTAACACGCAGACGAGCCCTAAAGCAGAAGTTCAGAATGAAGAATCCGTTCCTAATGAAATGGATACTTTACAAAAAAGGTATAGTGATTCAAGTAGAGAAGCAAAAAGGTTAAACGGAAAACTTTCCGAATTAGAACCTTATATGCCAATCCTTGATGCTATGCGAGAAGACCCTAATTTAATTTCTCATGTAAGGAATTATTTTGAGGGTGGAGGTCAAACCCCACAAAAAATGACTGAAAAGCTTAATCTAGGAGAGGACTTTGTCTTTGACGCTGATGACGCTTTTTCTCAACCTGAATCTGATTCAGCAAAAGTATTAGGAGCAACCATTGATGGAGTAGTCCAAAGAAGGTTAAATAATGCTTTGCAAGGGCAAAAGGTAGAAAATCAAAAACTAGCAAAAGAAACTTCTTTTCGTCAAAAACATGAATTAAATGACGAACAATGGGCTACTTTTGTAGATTTTGCTAAATCTAAATCTCTTGAACTTGATGATATTTATTATCTAATGAATCGTAAAAATCGTGATGAGAAAATAGCTGATAATGCGAGACAAGAAGTTCATAATAAAATGAAGGAAGTTCAAAATCAACCAGGTACACTTGCAACACAAGGAAGTACATCAGTTGAGAAATCTCCAGACGATAATGTCTTTGATGCCATTTTGGGTTCGACAAACGAACTAGAAAAGGCTTTTGGTATTTAGATAATGCTAAAGGCCATTAACTCAAAATAAAGAGGTGACAAAATGGCTGAAAGTGTATTTGGCTTAGAAACACCAGGGGCAGGCCCAGATAGTTGGTCGGCCGGTTCTGGTAAACTTACTGGTGACCTTAGACGAAAGTACAATTTTGGGGATAGAGTTTCTGAACTAAACATTGCTCAAGACCCTTTCTTCCGATTTGTATCTAAAGTTGCCAAAAAACCTACGGATGACCCAGAGTTCAAATTTACTGAACGCAGGCCTTCGTATCACAAACGATACGCTTATGTATCAAATCATGGAACATCTGCTCCTGCTTCTTTGGCGGGAACTAATGCAACTGTAACTCATACAGATGTAGACGCTGGTGATATTTACTACTTTTGTATGATTGGTGATTATAAATCTGCTGGTAATATCCAGACTATTTATGGTCAATCTACTAGTGCTATAGCACCAGGAGCATCTGGAACTCAACCTGCATTTTTCTTACCAAATTCTGTAGTTAAGATTCCTTATCTTACTACTTTTAAAGATAGTGAAGCTATAACTGATTGGGAAGATGACGCAGCTGCTGATGTAGCAACAAATCCAGATGATTACTTAATTGTTAAAGTATTGTCAGTAGATACGGATTCTGTATCAAATGCTGCTATACTTAAAACAGAAGTAATTAGTAAGGGTTCTGCTTCGGCTAACTTTGCACTTGCTTCTTATGAAGCTCATGATGATGCTCTTGACACTGTAGATATTTCATCTAGGTCAGTTGCGTTATATCTTGAAAAGAAAAGATGCTATGTAGTTGGTTCAGCACATGCTCAAGGAACTGGATACCCAGAAACTTGGAAAGACCAACCTTTCTCAACTGCATTTGGACTTACTCAAATTTGGAAAACTGCTATGGCAATGGATAACACAACTCGTGCTACCGTTCTCAAGTATGAACCAAATGAGTTTGCAAGAATCTGGCGTGAAAAGTTGATTGAACACAAGTTCGATATTGAACAATCATTATTATTTGGTTCTCAAGGAACTGATAATGATGGAGCTCAATATACTGAAGGAGCTGTTAGTTTCTGTGTAACATATGGAAACATTTTTGATGGTTCTGGAATGGGTGGAACAGGTACTAAATCTCAAGATGATTTTCTTGATGATATGAGTAACTTTTTAGACCCACGTTACAATAATGCAAGTGCTACTTTATTTATGGTTTCAACTGATGTATATAATTGGTTGCATAAATTAAGTGGATACTTTTCAGCTAATGTACAGAAAGTTGCTGGTGTAAGCAATGGAGCTGGAAGAGCTGATTTTAGCATGGGTGGAAAGAAGAACGTCTTTGGTGTAGATATTACACAGATTTATACTCCTTATGGTGTAATGAATGTGTCTCGTAATATTCACTTAGATGGAACTGGAGTTAAAATGTTAGCTGTAAACATGAAACATTGCGCATACCGACCATTAGTTGGTAACGGATTGAATCGTGATACTGCAGTTTACGTTGGAGTCCAGACTCTTGAAAATAGTGGTGTTGACCGTAGGGTTGATTTAATTCAAACTGAGGCCGGTATGGAATGGCAAATGCCAGAAGCCCATGCGGTCTGGAAATAGGAGGTAAATCATGGCAAATCCTTTATACGGACAAAACAAAGCTGATGGGCAAGTAAGTTGGCTATTGAATGAAATACATGGAGTTAAAGCTCATGGTACATTATCTGGTAATTTAACTCTAACAGCTTATGATATGGTCAACTATATAGCACATTCATGTGACCCTGCAGCAGCTAGGAATATAACTACTCCTACTGCAGCTCAAATAGTTTCAGCTATATCAGCTAAGAAAACAGGTGGTAATTGTAAAAGTGGCGACACATTTCAATTCTGCTTTATTAATGCTGGTACAGCTGGGGCCGATGAATCATGCACTATGGTAGCAGGTTCAGGAGTAACTCTTGTAGGTAATGTAGAGGTTGAAAATGCTGATACTGCTAGTGATGCTATTAGTTCGGGTTCTGGGTTATTCCTAGTACATGTTACTAATGCTAAATCAAGTAGCGAAGCTGTTTCATTAATAAGAATAGCTTAACATTATAGCAAGTTGATTAACAACAATATATGGGGGGCTTCGGCCCCCTATATATAAAATAAAAATTATATGGCAATATCAGAGATACAAGAAACAGTTTTAGCAAACACAGGGAACACTCCTACTACAAATAGTGTATCAGATGCACAAAGATATGTAGTATCAAGTATTCCAAAAGATTTATTAAAGTGGGCTTCTAGTGAAACATCTCCTTCTTCGCATGGTGGAAATACAAGTGCTACTTTAATTACTCTTCCAGTAGGAACAGATAGTGTAATTTCTGTAAGAAGAGAAGGATATGCAGCAGAAGAAGTTCCAATAGAAGATAGAGGATTTATAGCAAATTCCGCTAGCTTAAAATTAGCGACTTCAGTTTTTCCTAAGTATTTTAGACAAAGTGGAAATGCAATAGTTGTTAAACCAGACCCAACAAATGACGCAACAGCTCATGTTACATATATAGATTATTCTAAATTAGATGACACTTCTGATTTAAGAAATGCAGTAATTAATTACACTACATCAAAAGAATTTTCTAGATTATCATCTGACACATTACCATCTTGGAGTAATATTCTTCCTCCAGTTCCTCCAAATATATCTAATAGGTCTGTAAGTTTTAGCACAGAAGCTCCTTCTTATGTAAAACCTACATTAACATTAAGTTCTTTTCCCTCGTTAACTTGGACTTTGCCATCTAGGCCAATATCGCCTATAATAAATGCAAATACATCTTCAACGGGAGGAGCTGAG